CGGCTTTTTTTAGCAAGTCTATAGCAACATCCGCGCCGACAGTGTTTATCGGGGGAGGGGGTGGCGGTGGCGGTGGCGGTGGCGGTGGAGGAGGTGCTTCAGTATTAGCCTGAGTTTGAGTTATTAAATCAGCGTAACGCGCTGCGGTGTTAGCCTGTGCATTTTGTATCCTTTCTATCTGAGCTGCAATTGAAGGGTTGGTCGCTGCCAGCGGAGCGAGACGCTGTATTTGCTCAACGTACTTTGCATCTTGACTTGCTGCTTGTTGTTGAAAATTAGCAATTCTAGCATTAGCTTGATCAAGAGTTAGAGCCATATTTATCTCTTATTGTGTTAAATCATAAAAAGAAATAGATCCGACGCCGCTTCCTTTTGTTGCGCCATCTATTGTCCTAACTGCAAGTTACAGCGCTGACACAAAGGTCAACGTAGCCACGTTAGACGCCGTAGTTGGGCGAGTTGGGGATACTCCGGCTGCGTAGGCTTGGATAGTGACTGCGGCGCTGTCAGTAGACCAGTATAGTTGTATGTAGTCTCCGGCAGCAAGCGAAACAAAAAAATTCCAGCCAGCAATCACATGGCCCGGGGTCCCGCCGTGGCTGTTAGGTATAGATATTAATCCAGTCGAACCGGCAATATCGACGCCATTTTTACGCAGCCAAACACTTACGTCGTGTAGCGAAGTATCGGTGTTTTGAAATTGCGTGCTGAACTGTAGGTTGTATATGCCAGCGTAAGTAACCGTAAACCGGCTGCTAGAAACCAATGAACAGCTATTAGAGTAGTCCACTGTATCAAACGTCATAGCGTTTGCCGTATTTGCCGTAACAGTGTGGCTTACGGAGTCCTCTACTGCAAGGTATGGAATCTTAATAGTTGATGCTTGGGTCGAAGTATCTAGTTGCCCTAAAATTTTGTCGAGCTGGTTAAAATATAAACGTAAAATATTATTAAGTTGATCAGCATACCGCTGCTCATATCCATTTGGTGCAAGAGGTAAGTTAGGGGCAACCGCCTGCGCCAGTCGATCTGCCGAAGTGATGAAATAAGTCATCTTCTACCGTCTTGCCGAATGTCGATCCGAGGGTACCCCAATTGCCACTGCACGCCAAGCTCAGTCGAAGCAATTTGTAAAATCATTTGGCGACCGCGTACCCGAATATATACCTGCCCGGTAAATTTCTCGATTGGCACTTTAGCAATCCGAGTAACTGTAGCATTATCGCTTCCGCCCACGGACGGAGGAGTATTATACCCCGACCCAGAGTTTTGCATTGGGATTAATGTCATGACCACGGATGGTGATGCCGCACTGGATCCCTCAAACGTCACATCTGGCAACATACGGTATACAAACCCAAACTTGTCGCCGTCGTCGATATCAAATTCAGACGAAGATATAGAAGATACTATAGGTAAAAGACTTGCGCCTTCTCCATCATCCGTTCCAGTTTCGTGGTCAACGAGGTTATAACTATAAGTAGCAGCAATCGGATAATTGCGCAACCCAGAATCTAACCACGCCGTCCGCGCCATTGAACCGTGATACCAGACACCTTGCCCGCCCTTGCCGTCGTTTTCTATATAATTATAAATAACGTATCTATCTATTGTGGTGTTAGGATTTGCGGAAGTGCCCGTTCCATCCGGACCCGTAATCGAACAATAAAACCACCAAACTTCATTAAAACCTTCGTTTGTGCTACAGAATACTTGTTGTTTTTGCCCAAGGTTAATATCTTGGTATACGTATTTACGAAGATCGCAATTAAGCGTATTGACTCGCCCATCATATACATAGAATTTATCAATACCCATCCAGTATACTCGACCGGATGCTACTACTGCTGCATTAGAACTAATAATAGAAATATTGTCGCCAAGAATTTGTTGGGACCAAACCGCAGGGGGACCGAGGTATTGCAACGAATAAAGAGAGGAATCTGTAAAAACAACTATTTCTTGGCGTGTCTGTACTACCGTAATTATTTGCGACCCGTGAGATAGCACCATGTAGTTAGCTTGACTGGCCTGTGCTAGGGTCCAGTTATACGGATCTTGGTAGTCTGACCAGCGAATAAGCATGGGGTTTAGCGTACTAGAACCGTAGTCGTTGCACCCAAAAGCAAACACAAACCGATTATCAGATACAAACACGATGTTTTGCACCACGGGAACGTCTCCCAGCACGGAGATATAGACTCCAGAGCCAGTCGATGAGGTGTTTACGTACGTAGTGCTTCCTTGAACAAGGGTTATATTAGCCGTCAACCCATCTATATTTTCTAAGTAATAAGTTGTGTTTGATGAAACTCCTGTGGGCAGCGACCCTGACGCTGCAAACTGCACGGGGGTACCGGCAGAATAAGATATAGGTAGTGTTACTACCGTAGGCGATGCGTTAGTAAAAGTAACAGCCCCACCTAAAGAAGACAGCAAAACTCCGCGCGTACCGGTCCCCCCTGCTGCGCTCCAGTAATACATCGCGCCACCGCGATAACCAAATACCAGATCCTCGCCATAATTATTTTGAGTCCATAATCGTAAAGAAGAAGTTGACGTAGCACCCACACCCCATACGCCAGAACCCCATCCCCCTGCGCCCCAGCCGTTAAGAGGCTGTTGGGTAGCTGGACCTACACTGGTTTGATATGCAGCTGAAACAGTAGATCCACCGTATGTACCAGCGGTCAAAGCAGTTGGTACAGTAATCGTGTAAGAGTTAGCGTTTACGTAAGTAATGCTATATTCAGCGTTAAAAGTAGTTGCATACGTACCCGTAGCCCCGCTAAAAGTAACATAATCACCAGTAGAAGCACCGTGAGCTGTATCGTTGACGGTAACGGTCGTAGTTCCGTTAGCAACAAAAGGATTGGAAAGGGTAGCAGTTTCGCGGATGGGGGTGATGTCGTAGTACTGCCCACCGTTTTCGATGTAAAACTTGAGGTTAGTCCCTACTCCAATTAAATTAGCAAACCCAAGCGTCACCCAGTTCCACAGCGAACGGCAAAGGCCAAGAAACGTACTGCTAGATATACGCTGCCACCCCCCAATTTTCTCGGGTGTGCCCTGCCGAAACCGAACTTTATCACTGTCAAACCAACCGTTTTCGTTGGCGTAGCGCGTATTTTCTTTATTTACACCGGGGCGTAATTGTAGTTTTTTAAGTGGCATTATTTGCTCGCTACGCCCTTGGCTTTTTCAAAACTTCGCATCCCGCCAAAACCAAGTAGGCCAGACAGCAGCACCATTAGCTGCTCTGTTTCAAGGTTAGGCGGCGGCGTCAAGCCCTTGGGAATTATATCTATACCTTGCAGAAAAGACCATAGCCACTGCATCAGCGGGTAGCCAAGAAATTGATAAGCCAAACCTGCAACCCCAACCCAACCGACAGCAGGACGCCAACCACTGACAAATAGGCTAGATGAACCGGCTTCAATTTTATTGACCTCAACCTGCGCGAGATCGGTCGCTTGGTCAATCCTTGCCTGTTCAAGATCCAGTTCGCGCCCCTTGAGCGCGATTTCCAGCTTTTCCTTGTCGGTCGTGATGAGATCGCCCGCAACTTTACCAACGCCTTCAATGATCGCGCCTATACCGAGCAAGTCCATTACTTAAGCCCCTCTAACGTCCTTTTGCACCAACCAAGCAAAAATTTAGACTGTGAGCGGTCTTTCATACAGATTTGAACATATCGACTAATCTTGGCTAACGCGTAAGCCGGTAGAAATTTTTCCGCTGTGCAGTTGTTTAATTGTTCGACGGTTTTTGGTCCGACTGCGCCATCTGGGGTTGCGCCGACGATGAGCTGGGCAAGTTTGACTGCGACTGTGATTCCGGTGTTGACGGCGAAATTGAATATACTTTCGGCAATAGCTTGGACCGCAAGCTCATCGCCTCGGATACAATCCCAGAAGTTAGACTTGTAAAAGTCCCGAACCAATTGCGTAGCCGACCCAAAGTCCTTGTGATCAATGTACGTCCATCCTTGCCAGTTTGGATGCGCGTTTCGAGCAATCCCAGCATATGTTTGTCCTCCCCGGTCACCGGGAATGTTGGTTAGTTGAAACCCGCCTTCGTCGCGGATCATTTTTTCAAAAGCGGGATTGAAGTCAGCCATCTTTGTGCCTCTTCACATATTGACTTCGTAAAAAAGTTATCTTCTTGCGCCCGTCATGTTTCTTGACTTTACCTAAAGCGGGTGGATTGTTCAAGTATTCAGCCGCACGCAAGAGAACATCCGGGTCATCTTTAAAAGCGCCGCGACGTATTGCATCGGATACACAGCACCCCACGAACATCGTCGGAGTCATGGCAGTGATCTACAGCAAACTTGTACTGCTTAAGCTTGAGCGGCTGTTGACAAACAGCACAATTATACCCCTGAAGTTTCAGGAGTAGTTCATAATCTGAGGGGGAAAGACCGAAACGGTCAAGGCGATTTACGTCCGCTTTGCACGGGCTGCACAGAAAGTACCGCTTGTTGCCATGTACTATAAGATCATCTTCGGCAAACTCACCGAAGCATATTGCGCAGGACGGCATGAAAGTACCCCCGGCGGGTAAGCACCGGGGGCTGAGCCTTAGTTGTCGGTCTGCTCGTCTTCGTCGATGCCATCATCCTCATCGACACCGTCGTCTTCGTCAAGACCATCATCTTCTGCAATTGCGTTTGCAGCAACTTCAAACTGCGCCTCAATGTGCGACGAGAAGAGTGAGCTAACGGTAAACTCGCTAATGCCGTTTTCTACAGCAACGAAAAATGCAACAGAAAAGAGTGCGTTCAATGCGTCGATAGGCTCAGAACCATCAATCGCTTCAATGATCAAGTCTTTCATGACAATCTCCGGGGTTGGGTGGGCGGATGCCCACCGCGAGTTTACCGTTGGCGTAAGACAGCAAGATTACTTTTTCAAACCCTTGAGCGTCTCGGCCAGCCGAGCGCGTTTACCCAGAGTGCCGGGCTTCTTTGCGGCAGCGGCTAGTTTCTTCTCAGGGATGGGCTTCCCCGGCTTGGCACCAAGTTCAGCACGAAGTGCGCCGGGTTTCTTGATTGCCTTTTGAATCCATTTCTCAGCCATTACAATTCCTTAAATTAACAATCTACAAAATGAGACAACTCCGGCCTTTGTTTTAATGCTGCGTAACCGGCAGAAAATATTTGAGTTGGATCTTTTGACTCAATTTGCATTTGAGCGCCCTGCATAAATTTATATTTGTTTTCGTTTGCGGAAGCAAACTCTTTTGTACTATATATTACAAACTCAACTGCAAACCCATCTCGGGGGTTACCGCTTACGTTAGCAATCCTAACATAAGCCTCTGGCAAATCAATGCCGCGCCATGTGTATGAACCTTTGAGTGCCATTTTTACCCCTTTCGTACGTTGGTTAGTGATTCATGACGAGACATTGCTGCGTATGCGTCTGCGTAAACATCTTGCCCGTCAGCCCACGGAAAAGTCACAGTAATGATATCTAAATTATTATCAAACGATAAACTTTTTTCTTGATTGGCAAAAACTGCAAAAGATGCTGCCCAATTGTAGTTTTTAGCTCCGCCAATAGACTGCGGTCTAATATAGACATCCTGTAATTGAACGCCTCTAAAAGTGTAGTTTGCTATAATAGCCATTATTCAAAAATCCTTCCATCAACTGTTTGTTGTGAACCAGAATTAGTTACCTGATTACGGGTAGCGGTATCACCATAGCCATAAAGCCTAGCGCCATTTGGAATGTCATAGCCACGCACAAGATATTCATCCCAACCAAGAAGTAAATATGTGTTGCCAGCAGTTTGTGCAGTGACTTCCCAACGCGCACAAGCAGTTGATATTGAGTTGTACCACCAACCAGAATCTGGCCCTGAAAATGCAAGAGCGTATACTGGTTGGATTACGCCTGCTCTAAGCTGTGCGCGATTTAACATCCCATAATAATAGGTACCACCAGAAACAAATACGGCAAAAAAATTGTTGCCATCAAAAACTTCTGTTAACGTAGGACTCCAAGTTCCATAAGTAAAATTTCCGCCACCAGAAAAATCAAATATGTATGCGTTCAGATAATAATACGAAACATCAACAACTTGAAAATTTAAACCAATTGCAACTACCCAAGCCCCTTCTTCTTCAAACCCGCCAGCATAAGGAGGAGATACATCAGAAATACGAAAATACATCCCATTTGACGGGGTTGCACTTGGAGTTGTGTAATACCATTGAGAATAATAATTACAAGTAGTTGGATACCCAAAGTTTCCCGTAGCAGAGCCAGTTTGCAATGTATAAGCGTTAAGGGGATCGCTATTATTACTTAGTCCAAGTAGATACGGATTTTGTGAGCTTCGAGGAAATACGTTAATGCCTGTTGTAGAACTAGATGCCAAAATGTTTATATTTCGGTATGTCCCGCTTGCGTAAGCCCCGCGCAATCGACTCATAGACACTACGCCGTTGGCGGGGACCAAAGCAGTTGTGTTGCTTTTTGTGGCCGTGCTTGTCCGGCGATAGTTTCCTAACGAGTTCCCAAAGCCAGTGGCTGAATTTAAATCCGAAATTGAAATCGGATAAGTGATCGGCACTCTTGCCATGATTATCCTTATGGGGTTCCGTAAGCTGTTACGTTTGCAAGGGCGGTAAAGTTCCCAGAGCTATCCATGCTTGCAATTGCTGTGCCCCCGTAATAAAAATACAGCTTGCCACTTACTTGTTGGATTGAAAAATTAGCCGTTGCCACTGATCCGGCGCTACCCGTGGTATTTTGGTTTAGGGTTGGAATATCAGCAGCGACAATTGCACGGAATGTTGGTACGCCAGCAGACCCGTTTGGTGCAGCCAAGACGTAGTTAGCCGATTTGCTTGCATATGGGTTTTGTGTATCACCATAGCCACTAGCGAGCGCAATTGTGGTGGCTGAACTTCCATTAAAACTTGTCCCATTTAATGGGCTATTAATAGTCAGTGTGTTAGCTACAGATCCAGCCGACCCAGTTGTGTTTTGATTAAGGGTTGGAAATGTACAGTTAGCTAAGTTCCCGCTAGACGGAGTACCAAGAGCAGGCGTTACAAGTGTTGGGCTATTAGAGAGTACGTTATTTCCGCTACCAGTAACTGCCGTTGCGCCAGTCCCGCCGTTGATTACATTAAGAGATCCGGCCAAAGTAACAGCACCGGTTGTTGCCGTATTAGGTGTAAACCCCGTAGAGCCCGCACTAAAAGAAGTAACCCCACTGGCTACAGAAGGACTGGCCCAAGTACCGTCACCACGCCAAAACGTACTAGAACTAGCCCCACTCCCGCCACTAAGATTCCCGACTGGAAGGTTACCCGTTACTTGAGTAGCAAGATTTACACCGCTTAATGAACCGCCAAGGGTCAAATTTCCAGTGCTAGTAACTGTTCCAGTTAGCGTAATACCATTTACCGTCCCAGTGCCGCTTACAGAAGTAACGCCGCTTGGTCCACTAGCCGGAGTAGCCCAAGTACCATCTCCGCGCCAAAACGTAGTAGAACTGGCTCCGGTACCGCTATTTAAATTAGTGACTGGCAAATTAACCGATAAGCCCCCTGCCGTACCCGTGGTATTTTGGTTTAGGGTTGGAAATGTGCAATTACCCAAGTTCCCGCTAGACGGAGTACCAAGAGCAGGCGTTACAAGTGTTGGGCTATCTGAAAGAACTACAGACCCACTGCCCGTAGAACTTTTAACCCCAGTACCACCACTACCTACTGCAAGAGTTGCAGAAAGACCGGCGGCTGTTCCAGTTGTGTTTTGATTTAATGTAGGAAACGTACAGTTAGCTAAGTTTCCGCTAGACGGAGTACCAAGAGCAGGCGTTACAA